TAATTTTGACATTATTAAAAATACTGTTAGATCAGATGAGCCATTGGGACATCATATTGAATATCCCCAATTTCCAATTCGACAAAAAACAGTACAAACACTAAATCGTAAATTATCAGAAGTAAAACTTGTTGATGGTTCTTACCATAGCAAAGATATGCTTGAAAGATTTACAGAATGGTGTAGTCATAAAGCACATTGGATTGTTCCTGTTCTAAATGATGCACCTATTCGAATTTTTGATGCGTTGGTAACAGGCGGAATTCCAATTATTCCTCGTTCTTTAAAATATCATAAAGATGTTGTAGATATTTGGGATCACGTTCTATTTTATGACTATGAAGATGTCCAAAATCCATTAATTCTAACCGAAAAAGCGAATAACCTTTTTGACGAAAGGGGTATTTCCGGAATACTTGACAGACATGAAAAAGTATATTATAATTACCATGTAGACAACAGAGTTGAATCAATTTTGAAAGCGGTACAAGATGAATATGGATTATCAGGACTTACTAGTTAATACTAATGCAGGAACAGATTGGTATAAACAAGCAGATCCAAAAGAACAAAAACTTTTCCGAGAATGGTTACAAGGTGTCCTTAAAATGGAAACTGTGTGCTTGACTTTTCGGAAGAAAGATGATACAATAAGGGAAATGAAATGCACTCTTGTTGAATCTAAATTACCCGTAGTCGAAAAGAAGACAGATCGAGTTCGTAAAGAAAACGATGATGTGATTTCTGTTTTCGACTTAGAAAAGAACGAATGGCGTTCTTGCAGGTATGATTCAATTAAGCAAATTAACTTTACCCTTGGAGAATAAATGGCAACAAAACGTGAACATGATGCAAGCAAAGTTCTTCAATCAGAACCACTAGTATCTAAACTCGATCCTTTGTCAGATGACTATACAATTACTTTGATGCGTCTTAATAATTGGTATAGTACAGAAAAGACACGGTCTGATTCCTACAAATACTATCAGCAATATGTTAAAAAGAATCGACCAACCGATGTAAAATATTTTGCCGAGGTTGAGGAAAGAGATGTTCACATTACTTATGGTTGGATGGCACGTATGCTTTTACAAGGCGCCATTGTTTCCACAGATCACCAAAAAGCATTTGACAAAAATCTTACTGGTCTAATTGATCTAGGTAAAGCTAGATTATTGACAAAAGAAACAACCGTCAAAGTCGCAGTAGCTACAACAACAGTTAAACGTACATCTATTCAAGATGCTATGAAAGAAAAAGCATCTGAGTATGTCGGTGAGCTTGAAGGCTTTATTGATGAGTTTGTTACTGAGGATAAAGAGTTCAATTTATATAATCACCTCAAAGGTAATCAAATTCCTGCTCCTTATGTTATCACAGTTAAGAGTTGGGCAGAAAGCAAACTTACAGAATTTGAAGAAGTTGTAGATTCCAAAGATTCACAGATTGTAGAGGGTTATTCAAACTTTAACAAGCGCAAACTAAAAAGCATGGTTAAGATGTTTGAATCATTCATTGCAGATTGTGACAAATATGGTCAGTTCAAGAAAGCCAATCGTAAGCCTCGAGCAGTTCGAGAAAAACCGGCAGTTGCACAAGTTAAGAGTTTGAAATACAAACTCAAAGATGAAGAACTCGGATTAACCTCAGCCAGGGGAATAGATCTTGTAGGCGCAGAACAAGTGTGGTTGTTTAATACGAAAACTCGTAAGCTTGCAGTATACACATCCGAATCTACAAAAGGTATGACTGTTAAAGGTACTACTTTGCAGAATTGGTCTCCAGAAAAATCAAAGCAAAAGACTTTGCGTAAACCTGAAGAACAAATTAAAGATTTGATGGCGTCAGGTAAGGTCAAACTTAGAACGTTCTTGGATAGTATTAAATCCAAAGAACAAGCAGTAAACGGTCGGATAAATATAGATACAATCATTCTAAAAATTACGAGGTAAATATATGGCCGGTTTAAGTCTAAGTTATTGTCAGCTAATCAAGATAGTATTATCTCAGATTGGCGGCAGTCCATTACAACAAGTTTATACTCAGTTAAGCCAAGGTGCAAAACAAATAACTACTGGTTCAGGTGTTATTCCAAATGGCTTAACTGAAGTAACAACACTAATCAATACAATTACTAATACTATCAATAACGCATCTGGTATTGTTGCTACTGCTCAGGATACGATGGAGAAGATTGCTCAGCAAATCTATCAAAATCCTATTGGATCTGTTCTTGATACAACAATAGATCAATTAGATGTCAGAGTGACACGAATAACAATTCGCCAACAAGACATTACAACATATGAAAATGCAAATGGTGCAGGCACTGCTTCCCCTCTTCCTCCCTTTACAACTATTGCTGCAGAAAAACAATCACTAACAGATGAAAAAGCAGATTTGACTCGTTTAAGAGCTAAGCTTATCACATATAAGGGTAATTCCGATAAGCTAAGTGGTGTTGCTACATTATCAGGTGCAGAAGCAGGCGGTGGATGTTCATTACAAGATCTCTTAGGATCTGGTTGCACTCCAAATGATGCAGTACCAGATGTTGACCTTAAAAATTTAATTGATTCAATTAAACAAGGTGATTTGATTAAAGCTATCGGTGATAAAATTGCAGCAAATACTGGATATGATGCATATAAAACTGCTCTTCTTGGGTTTGAAAGTACTGTAAATGGTTTTATTGATAGTTTTAATGCATCTATTAATAAAGCCGCTCTTCGTAATGCTATTCAATCTCAAATTACTCAGATAGTGTTCAATTTGCTTTCAGGTTGCTCCGGTGAAGTATTAGACTTAACAGTTAAGCCTAATGTTAAAACTGCAGTTAGTAAGTATATAGAAGTATTGCAAGATCAAGCTAATGTATCGCCTACGACAGCTGTAGAAGGTACATATGTGGATCCAAATGGTAATGTAACTGCAGTAACAAGTGTCGTGACATCTCAATCAGTAACAGGAACAGATGTTGGACCTTTTGATGCGGCAAAAACGGCGGGTCAAACTTATACGGCAATAGTTTTTATTCCAGGCACTACGCCAGAAACAAACGAAACACAAACATTCAACCTAGGCACATTATATTCTAGTGCGAGGGCAGCTGCAGATAACATAGATGCATTAATGACAAGAAATGAAATTACTAGATATACAATAACGATAAAACAAGGCGATACCGTACTAGCAACTTATAGAACAAATATGTAATGAAAGAAAATTATGATCGTAGTTGATTTTAACCAAACCGCTATTTCTAATCTTATGATGGAAGTAGGCGGACGTAATGATGTGGAAATTCAAGTGCCCCTTTTGCGGCATATGATTTTAAATTCTATTAGAAGCTATAAACAAAAATTTGGTAAAGAATATGGTGAGCTAGTTATTGCTTGCGACAATCAAAATTATTGGAGACGCGAATATTTCCAGTACTATAAAGCAGGTCGTAAGAAGGCAAGAGAAGATTCCGGTTTTGATTGGAAAACAATCTTTGAAGCATTGAACCTTATTAGAAGTGAGATTGATGTATTCTTTCCATATAAGGTAATCAATGTCGATGGCGCAGAAGCAGATGATATTATTGCTGTTTTAGCAGAGTGGTCTCAAACAAATGATACAAACAATCTTTTGTTTGAGGATCCAAAGCCATTCCTAGTTCTTTCTGGCGATCATGACTTTATTCAGTTGCAAAAGTATAGCAATGTGAAACAGTTTTCACCTGTACAAAAGAAATACGTTAAGCCTGACATTAGTCCCGAAAAATATATCTTCGAACATATTATTCGAGGTGATAAAGGTGACGGGGTTCCAAATGTATTATCCGCAGATGATAGCATTGTAAATGGTATCCGACAGAAAGCTATTCGTCAAGATAAAATTGATGTATGGTATAAAGACTTTGAAGCAATGCCAAAAGATGCAGACTTCAAAAAGAATTATGAACGTAACAAAAAGCTAGTTAGTTTTGACTCCATTCCCGACAAAATTAAAAATGCTATTATAAATAGTTATGTCGAAAAACCACAAAAAGATAAAAGCAAGTTGCTAAACTTCTTTATTGAGCATAAAATGAAAAACATGCTCGAACTCATCGAGGAATTTTAAAATGAAAACATCAATACCGCAAATCTTTGACGAAGTCGAAAAGGCTGGAAGCAAAGAATCAAAAATTAAAGTGTTAAGAGCATATGATACGCCTGTACTAAAAGGCATTTTGCAAATTAATTTTAATACTGATATCAAAGTACATTTACCTGACGGCGAGCCTCCATTCAAGAAGGACACGTCTATTCCAACAGGATATTCTGAAACTAATCTTTATACCGAATTTAGACGATTCTACATTTGGTTAAATGAAAGTATTAATTTGACTCGCGCGCGAAAAGAACAATTATTTGTTCAATTGCTAGAAGGCATTCATTGGACAGAAGCAGAAGTTGTTTGTTTGGCAAAAGATAGAAAGTTGCAAACAAAGTACAAGTCATTGAAAGAAGATCTTGTTCGAGAAGCGTTCCCGGATGTACTACCACCTAAAAAGGTTCCGGTCCTAGCAAAAAAGAAAGAGGCTTCTTTGAACAAGTAATAAGTTTGTTCAAAATCAATTCTGCAGAGGTATCCAACAAAGAAGCCTGGTTAGATTTAGGATCCATGCCAGATGATCCATTATACGATAAGAGATCGTTTGAGGATCACAAATACAGAGCATTTGACAAGTATTGAAAAAGGTGTTATAATAAAGTATGTTTAAAGTGAGGTATTCTATATGACTATGCACCTTGAAGGCCCTTGGTTATCTGCTTTAGGTAAGAAAAAGGGCAAACAAAAATTTCGCAATGCTGAAGAAGCAAAACGGCATCGCGAACTTACCGCCGAATGGGAAAAGCTTGTTCAATCCCACGGCACAAAAAACAAAGCTGCCGCTAAAGTAGAAAAGTTATCTTACTCTTTATCTACTCCTCCAGGCAGAATCACAAATACACATATCAAAAGCTTAAACACTGGACACACAGGTGCAGTTGCAAGCAAACCCATTCCTCAATATACAGGCACAAAGATGATAGGCATTGGAACTATGCACAAGTCTAATGCTGTCCCCATCTTTACTGATGATGAGGCCAAATCAATTTCAAGTATGAGACGTTAATATGAAAGTAGTATTAGTTACGGGCGGATTTGATCCTTTACATAGTGGTCATATCGAATATTTTAAAGCAGCTAGAAAATTAGGTAATATATTGGTTGTCGGAGTCAATTCTGATGATTGGCTAACACGGAAAAAAGGTCAACCTTTTATGCCATTGAATGAGCGCATGGCAATCATAGAAGCCCTTCAACCTGTTACTTATTGTATTTCTTTTGATGATGCTGATAATAGTGCTAAAGGTGCAATTAGAAAAGTCAGAGAATTGTTTCCCAATGAAACGATTGTTTTTGCGAATGGCGGAGACCGTACTAAAGAGAATATTCCTGAAATGGATATTGTAGATGATAAGTTAGAATTTGTATTCGGCGTAGGTGGCGAAAACAAGATGAATTCTAGTTCTTGGATTCTTCAAGAATGGAAAGCACCGAAGACCGAGCGGCAATGGGGTTATTATCGAGTACTCCAAGAAGATGGTAAAGAAATTAAACTTAAAGAACTAACCGTAGAGCCGGGCAAGTCTCTAAGTATGCAAAGACATCAACACCGAAGTGAATTGTGGTTTGTTGCAGAAGGACAGGCAATAGTAAATACAATTCATCCCGAAACAAAAGAAATAGTCAAAAGAGGTTCATATGAACGTTTTGCAACTATTAGTATTTCAGATACTGAATGGCATCAGCTCTGTAATTTAACCGAATCCCCATTAAAGATTATTGAAATCCAATATGGCGATAATTGTATTGAAGAAGACATTGAACGTAAATAACTTAAAGGAAAATATATTATGACTATTCCATCAAGCCCAGCAGACCGCAAAGCTATTCTAGATTGTATGAAAGAAATTAGTGGATCTATGACGCGCACCGAAGGTGAACGAGAATTTGTTCGTGAATCAATTAAAGAAATTTGTGAGAAATATGATTTATCTAAAAAGACATTCCGTCGTATGGCTAAAGTATACCACAAACAAAACTTTAATTTAGAACTTGAAGAACATGAAGAGTTTGAAAATATGTATCAAACTATTACAACTACAACAACAATGGCCAAAGATACAACAAATGTATAATCAATATATTCTAGAAGCAAAATACCTCGATAAGATCCGCCGAGTAAAACGTAAAACGATTGTGGGGGTTTATCCTACTCTAGAAGCTATTGAGAAGGTCAAAGAAAAAATGCTTGCTGAAGAAATTAAATATAAATTATTATTCTCAATCAATGGACAATTTAATCCGTTTCTTGGAAATATTGCTTGACATTCTTTCCAATTGGTGTTATAATAAGACATTAAGGAGCAGAAATGAGCAACATCTACAATATTTTTGAACAATTAGCTTCAGACAATTCCCGTTTAGCTAAAGAAGCAATTCTTATTAAAAACAAGAATAACACTTTACTTAAAAGAGTATTTTATTTGGCGTTGGATCCCTTTACTCAGTTTTATATCAGGAAAATTCCAACATATCAAACTGCTCCAGATATCCATCAAAAAACACTAGAAGAAGCATTGGACAATCTTAGTGTGTTGTCAGACAGGGTGATGACAGGCAATAATGCAATTAACCATTTACAATTTATTTTAGGATCGGTGAGTTCAGAAGATGCAAAAATCATTGAGCGTATTATTGCAAAAGACATGCGTTGCGGAGTCTCCGAAGCAACCGTTAATAAAATTTGGCCAGGAGCTATCTCGACATACCCAGTTATGTTGGCTTCTGGATACGACCAAAAGCTCGTCGACAAAATCTCATTCCCAGCTTATGTCCAGCTCAAGCTTGACGGAATGCGATTCAACGCAATCGTTAAAGGTACAACGGTAGAATTTAGATCTCGCAATGGTAAAGAATTAAATATTCCTAACCCTGCATTCTCAGTACCATTTGTAAAAATGGCTGAACATTATAAACAAGACATGGTGTTCGATGGCGAGCTATTGATTGCAGACTTTGCAGGCAAACCCGTTAATCGACAAACAGGCAATGGTATTTTGTCTAAGTCAATTAAAGGCACAATGAATGAGATTGAAGCCGATAATGTTCGAGCAACATTGTGGGATGCCATTCCTTATACTTCATTCATCGAAGGTATTGATAATGAACAATATAACACTAGATTTGCTAAATTGCTTAATTCTATTTCCTATGTTAATAATCAATTTACTCAATTTAGACATTATGTATCTCCAGTATGGAATAAAGAAGTCAATGACCTTTATACTGCTCAAAAGATCTTTGAGAAGTTTCTTTCCGAAGGTCAAGAAGGTACTATTCTAAAATCTAAAACAGGTATTTGGCAAGACAAACGCTCCAAAGAACAAATTAAGTTTAAAGGCGAATTGGAATGCGAACTTAAGGTTGTTGATTGGGAAGAAGGCACAGGCAAAAACGTTGGCCGTCTAGGAGCATTGGTATGTGAATCGAGCGACGGTGTTATTCGAGTAAATGTCGGCTCAGGTTATTCGGACGAACAGCGTGATGAATATACCAAAAAAGTAATAGGAAAAATCATCACTGTAAAATATAATGCTCGTATTAAAGATAAATCTGGGGTTGAGAGTTTGTTCTTGCCCGTTTTTATCGAATTGCGTGAAGATAAAGATAAAGCGGAGTCTAGTAAATCTATCAAATAATTATAAATAATCGGGAAATGAGGATTTCATATGCCCGCAACAATTTATAACTTTCCTGAGAGACGAACCTACTATCGAGGTTACAAGATTCCTCTTTATACAGAAGAGGAAATCTTTTTGACTATTTTTGCTTTAAATATGTTTGGTAATGTTAAAGAAAACGTTACTGAAAAAACTCTAGAAAGCTATGAACCTATAGAAGTTATTAAAGCCTTATTAGAAGCCAAATCCTGTTTTGCACTATCTACAAAAGCAAAACATACTATAATGAATATACTTAAATCTATTGAAACATTGTGAATATATTTTACCTACATAATAATGTATATGAATGTGCTAAAATGCACCCAGACAAACACGTCGTGAAAATGATCCTCGAATATGCTCAACTTCTTTCTACTGCTCATCGTTATCTTGATGGCAATATCGTTACTGGCCACACTAAAACTGGTCGAAAACAAACTCGATATGTTCTTCCTGACGACCGCGATAATTTGCTTTATGCTTCTACTCATATCAATCATCCTTCAGCAATTTGGACTAGAAAGTCTCCAGAAAATTATCTTTGGCTAGCTAATATGCTAATTGCCTTATGTGAAGAATATACTTATCGTTATGGGAAAACACATAAGGTAGAACGTGACGGACTTTGCTATGTCCTGTTAAAAAATATTCCTAAGAATATAGGTAATGAAGGTTGGTCAGAACCGACTCCTGCTATGCCAGATGAATATAAGGTTCCTGGCAATTCTATTCAGGCATATATAAATTATTATGTAGGTGCTAAAAGGCATCTTGCGAATTGGAAAAAACGAACTATACCATCTTGGTATGTAATTAATTGAAAGGTAATTATGACAACAGACTCTCACCGCGTACCAGTTGAAGCTGGGTTTCACGATGCTCGCGGAACTATTCTCCCACTAACACATGGCGACGCTAATGTCCAAATGATTTGGTCTAAGGCAGGAGCCCTTCGTGCTAACCACTATCACAAAACAGATACTCATACTTGTTATTTGGTAACAGGTGAGATGATGTTCTATTGGCGCAATCATGGTGAGGATACAATTCACCGCGAACATTTTAAACAAGGCGATATGTTTAAAACTGGTCCATTGATCGATCATGAAATGGTTTTTGAAACTGATTCTATCATGGTTGTTATCTCAGAACACAAACGTGATGCTGATACCTATGACGAAGACATCGTAAGAATTGCTCCTCTCCATGAACAGTATGTTGAAGTATGATAGTTGCCGTGCATGCGGCAGTAAAGCATTATTCCCTTGGCTAGCACTACCAAATTCACCGGTTGCTAATGCCCTATTTGAAAAACCTGATTTCTATAGACATCCTCTAGAATTAAATGGTTGCTTAGAGTGTGGGCATTTGCAGTTAGCAGGAGCTCCTGATCCAGATGGTGTGTTTTCTACATACAAATACAAATCCGGAGTATCTGCATCTTTTAGAAAACATTTTAAAGAGTATGCTGCAGATATAGTTAACAAATATGGATTTGGTATTGATGGTCGAGTATTGGAAATCGGAAGTAATGATGGATACTTATTAGAAGAGTTTAAAAAGCAAAATTGCAGAGTAACGGGTGTTGAACCATCTGAGCATATGCTTCAAGAACATAATGACAAAGGTATTCCTGTCGTTATAGGATTCTTTACATCCGAAATGGTTGATAACTATAAATGGAACAGCTACTTTGATTATGTCTGCGCTAATAACGTACTTGCACATATTCCAAATACATTAGATGTTGTTAATGGCATTACTAAAGCTCTTCGTATCGGTGGCAAGCTAGTTGTAGAATGCGGCGATCAAGAAGGTATTATTAATGGTAAATTCTTAGACAATGTCTATCACGAACATATAGATTACTATTCATCTTATTCTTTTGCTAAACTACTTCAACGAGCAAATCTAAAAGTTATATCAGTTAAACCTGTAAATACACATGGAATTAGTTTTAGATTAATTGCCGAAAAAGTATTACCTCACGTTAACATAGAATTGCCGAAACCTAAAGTAAATTGGGCACAATCTAAAAAGGATGTTGAACAATTAATTAGCGATCGTGAAGATAAAATGAAAGCTTTAATTGGCGATCGTCAGTTCTTCGCATATGGTGCTGCTGCAAAAGCAGTTACAGCATTGTATACATTAAGTATGATTAATAATCAATTAATTGGTGTTGTCGATGACAATGAACTGAAACAGGATTATTATTTCCCCGGTACAGATGTTTTAATTAAGCATCCGGAAACAATGCCTAAAGATGCGTTGGTTGTGGTAACTGCTTGGAATGTTTTTGATGACATTAAAGCAAAATTAGTAGAACGTGGCCATACTGGAGAAATAATCTGTATGCAATAATCTATGGTACTGGTAAATGGGCACAACTTATTGGTTCAAAATTAAATGCGCTAAAAGTTACCCCCGTTTACGTAGGTAGCAGAATATCGCCAGAAGTAATATCCCGAGACGAAGTAAAAAATGCTTCTTATCGGGATATGCCTGTCTTTATTGCCTCAGCAACACAATCGCATCTTAGCGATCTAAAACATTGTTTAGATTTACGACCAACTAAGATATTTGTGGAGAAGGGATTCTCCAATGCTGAAGAAAGAAAGCAAGCAACACAACTGGTAGGCAATATTCCCTCATATGTATTATCGCAACATAGATATTCCTCCATATTTGATCTTTTCATAAGTTCGCAGGATGTTAATCAAGTATATAAATGTACCTACACCTGGAAAATTGAAAACGATAATGTTTCTGAATTTTTATATCATATATCATCGCTGGATGGATATTTAAGAAAGAAACAAACAGAAATATATAACAGTAATTTTGGTAACTACAACATAGATGATATATCTAGTTATAATATAGTTGAAAGTCCTTATAGGATTTTAAAAATACAAATTCAATCTCGTCTTTATGATGCTACCTTTAAAATTGGAGCATATAATAACGTAGTAATGAAACAAAAAGATTCTAAACAAAAAATTGTTATGACATCTTATTCTGAGGATAATTTAGGTAAGATGATATATAATGTTTTAGAGAAAAATAGTAAAATACGACTTGAGAGGATATAATGAATATTTTAATTTTAGGCGGTGATGGTTTTATTGGATATCACCTAAGTGAATCGATTCTTGAAGATAGTAGATTCGATAATGCAAAAATTGTCAGTGTGGATTTATATAATAATCGTACACATATGCTACCTAAAGATAGCAGACACGTCTTTCATCAATTAGATGTTATTAAAGAACGTAACAAAATAGATGAACTAATTGCAGGGTGTGATGTATTATTACCTTTCGTTGCTATCGCAACTCCTAAGCTATATGTTGAACAACCATTACGAGTTTTTGAGTTAGACTTTGAAGAAAATCTTCGAGTAATTAAATTAGCCCAAAAATTGGGCAAGCGAGTTATATTTCCATCTACATCTGAAGTATATGGCAAAGGCGAAGCACCATTTGACGAAGAAACCACAGACTTAGTATATGGGCCAATTAAATATTCTCGATGGATCTATGCCTGTTCTAAACAATTATTAGATCGTGTTATTTTTGCGTTGGATCAAAAAGAAGGAATGCGATTTACATTGTTCCGTCCCTTCAATTGGTTAGGTCCATATCTTGATTCTTTAGATGCAACGTCTGAAGGATCGTCTCGTCTAATTACACAGTTAATGGGTGATGCGTTACAACGAGGCGAAGTTACTTTAGTCGACGGTGGTCATCAGAAACGATGCTTTACAGATGTACGAGATGGTGTAGCTGCACTTAAAGAAATTCTTTTACATGAAGATATCGCGCAAGGCAAAATCTACAATGTAGGAAATCCTTGGAACAATCTATCAGTTCGTGAAGTATCAGAACAATTGATTGTTAAATTAAAAGAACGTAAAATGGTAGACAATGTCCAGATTAAAGTTAAATCTAGCGGCGACTTCTATGGCGCGGGATATCAGGATGTATCTAATAGAGTTCCAAGTATCAATGCTATCGGCAATGATTTAAATTGGACTCCTAAATACACGTTTGCCGAATCATTGGATAATATTTTAAATACTGTTCAATCTAAAAAGCCATTATAATATATAATGGTATAGGAGTTAATTA